CAATTTTCTTTGTATTACTCCCGTTCTTTAGAGCTGTTGGTGACAGTGGTATGCGCACAGTCTCTGCGGACATCAGTAGAGATGAGCAGATCCACGTAGCGTCGAATACACTTGTATGTAAAGAATTGAACCTTGAGGCATCGCCTTCACTCGACAAGCTCAGAAAGGCGACGATCAATTGGGTGATGCAGCCGTTGAAGTACAACGCAACCGATAGAAAATTGTCGAAAAAATTTTGGCTAGATCAGAGCGACAACCTGATGTATCAGGGCAAAGCGCCTGAGCTTTCATTCACCAAGGCAGCACGTATGCCTGCATTCTTTGAGCACAGCAATGTCAATCTCCCCCAATATGCTTGAAACCTTGGGTATGCAATCCCGTGGTTTACTCGCACAACTAGAAGAAAACTTTCCACCTACTAATCCTAGCCCTTCTGATCCCTACGAATATATTATGTACCGTGCTGGTCAACGATCAGTAGTGGATTGGATTACTAATTATATGGAAGAAAATTAATGCAAACTCATTATGGTGCTGGCCCACAATTTGGCCATGCAGATTGGCAAGCTGCTCAAGATCGTGGCATGTCCAACACAGATATCCTTAGGTGGGTTAACTCTAATATTAATAAACTACCTACAGGTCCACGGGCTCGCCCTGGTGCTGGTGGTCTTTATGACCAAATTGCATCAGCTGCAGGTGTTGAAAGGGAGGAGCGGAATGCTGCTCGCAACCTGGCAGCACAAGAAAAAATGATGAACTCAGTGACTAGTTCATTCAATTCACGAATGGATCAAGTTACTCAGCAGATGCAGCAGCAGCAATCTGCCTATGAATCACAGATCGAAGAGATGACTAATTCACTGATGGCCTACCAAAACCCACAGACACGTCAGTCAACTCTAGGTGTCACAGGTGCAGGCAATAAAAACAGGTCACGTTCTGCAGCTCAAAGACGTCAAGGGTTAGCAGGTTCTTTTGGACGTGAAGGTTTAAGAATCAGTTCAATTAACATCTAGTCAAATGTCTTTTATCAACACTTATGGTGGTAACAAAGACACCATGCGTCACTCAGGTCTAAAAGCAGTTAAGAATGCTATTGCTGCTGGCCTGACAATTAATCAAATCAGAGAACAAGCCTCCCGCGAAGGCATTAGCTTTGGTTCTGGAGCGCAACAATATTTGAATGCTAGACCTGCAAATACATTCATTGCACAATATGGTGGTAATGAAGATACCTTTGCTAACTCAGGTATGCAAGCCGTATCTAAAGCTATGGCTTCTGGTTTGTCACCAGCTCAAATTGATCAGATGGCTAGAAGTGAAGGAGTTAGCTTTGGTATTAACGCCAGAAATTTTCTAGACAATGATCGGAGACAGAAGGAAGAACAAGCCTCAATTAGGGCTCGTTATGACCAGCAAATGAAAGGCATTCAAACACAACTAGCGCAACAGCAACAGATGTATCAAGACAATGTTGCACAGATGAGATTTAGCTTACAAGCTGCCAATAATCCTAGCTTTAGGCAAAGCACCCTTGGAGTCAGAGCTGCATCAGACGTTAGTAGAAACAAAGGTCGTAGAAATAAAATGAATCAAACTTTCTCGCGAGGTGGTTTGAGAATCAGTTCACTTAACCTTTAAATAAATGTCAGCAAGAACAAGGTATGACTATTTAGCAAGCGACCGTTCCCAATTTCTAGAAGAAGCACGGCAAGCATCAGAGCTTACCCTTCCATATTTAGTCCGTGGACATGAAGAGCACATGTCAGGTATGAAACAGCTCAAGACTCCTTACCAATCGGTAGGAGCTAAGGGTGCTGTTACTCTCGCAAGTAAGTTAATGCTTGCATTGTTACCTGTACAGACATCGTTCTTCAAACTACAATTAGACGAAAGTCAACTCGGTCAGGAATTTCCTCCTGAGATGAAGACTGAACTTGATCTATCTTTTGCAAAGGTAGAGAGAATCATTCTTGATTCAATCTCAGCATCTGATGATCGTGTTGCTGTTCACCAGGCACTACTGCACTTGGTAGTTACTGGTAACGCTCTCGTTTATATGAGTAAATTTGGCATCAAGGTATATCCTCTGAATCGCTACGTAGTGGAGAGGGATGGCAACGGTCAAGTGATTGAAATAGTCACGAAAGAACGAATTGCAAAACAACTCATCGAGAATCAATTACCAAAAGAGGTTTTGGATAACGCTCCTGTTGGTGATGAGAACTCATACGACGATGACGTAGATGTTTACACCCACATTAAACGTGACAACAACAGATTTGTTTGGCACCAAGAAGTACATGAGACAGTACTGAAAGATTCAAAAGGTAAATCACCACTGGATATCAATCCTTGGATTCCATTGAGATTCAATACTGTCGATGGTGAAGGCTACGGTAGAGGCAGAGTAGGCCAGTTCATTGGAGATCTGAAGTCTTTAGAAGGACTCTCTAAGGCACTGGTAGAAGGCTCTGCAGCAGCTGCAAAAGTTGTGTTTACTGTATCCCCTTCAAGTACTACTAAACCTTCTACGCTTGCTCAGGCAGGCAACGGAGCAATCATCCAAGGTAGACCTGAAGATGTTGGTGTCATTCAAGTTGGTAAAACGGCAGACTTCAAGACTGCATACGAGATGGCAGGCACACTTGAGCGCCGCTTAAGTGATGCGTTCCTCATCCTAAACATTAGACAGAGTGAGCGCACCACAGCCGAAGAAGTCAGGATGACTCAATTTGAGCTGGAGAGTCAACTCGGTGGATTGTTCAGCCTATTAACAGTTGACTTCTTGGTTCCCTATCTGAATAGGAAACTGGCTGATGCACAGAAGAAAGGTGAGATCCCGAAGATTCCTAAGAACATTGTCAAACCAACAATCGTTGCTGGTATCAATGCATTAGGACGTGGGCAGGATAGGGAAAGCCTTGGGCAGTTCCTGACAATCCTTGCTCAAACACTTGGACCTGAGGCTATCAACACCTTCATCAATACAGATGAGGTAATCAAACGTCTTGCTGCTGCACAAGGTATCGACGTACTGAACCTTGTACGTTCCATGCAGGAAGTACAGCAAGAAGCTGCAGCTGCTCAACAACAGCAGATGGCAATGCAACAGCAACAGATGAACATTGATGCCATGAAGACGCCTGCTATGGATCCATCAAAGAATGGTGAACTAGCAGCGCAAGAGGCAGCAATGCAAGAACAACAACAACAACCACCCATCCAATAACAATATATGGCAGAAGTAATGTCAATGCTCCCTGATGAAAATCAGGGGGAACTTAATGCAGATGAACAGGATTCACTGCAGGTTGGAGAACAGATGGAGCAAGCAGAAAAGCAAATGCTTGCTGGCAAGTATGAAAGTGCTGAGCAACTTGAAGCTGCTTATCTTGAACTCCAAAAGAAACTAGGTTCTTCTGATGCTGCTGAACCAGAACAAGAAACTGAAGCAGAGACAGAAGCAGAAAATACTCCTATTGATTCCTCTTTGTTTGATCGTTTGTACGAAGAGTCTAAGGGCGAATTCACTGACGATACACTCAAAGCAATTGCTGAATCAAACCCATCTGATTTGGCAAAAATGTATCTGGACTATAGGTATAAAAATCCAGCGCAACAAAATTTCTCAGAAGAAGATATCTCTACCCTCAAAAAGTCTGTTGGTGGTGATTCTTCTTATGACGACATGTTGGGTTGGGCAGCTGACAATCTTTCTGAACAAGAAATCAGCATGTACGATTCTGTGATGGATACTGGCAATGCCGGTGCAGCGTACTTTGCAATGCAGGCTTTGTCGTATAGATACAAAGATTCCGTAGGTGTGGAAGGAAATCTATTGCAAGGCAAAGCTGCATCAAATTCCGCACAAGGTTTCAAGAGTCAAGCAGAAGTGGTTAGTGCAATGCAAGATCCACGATATGACCGTGACCCTGCCTACCGCCAAGAGGTGATGGCAAAGCTTGAAAAATCAAATGTTCAATTTTAATTAAACACCCTTAAATTTACAATGAAAAAAATTATCGCAATTCTCTCAGCCGCTGCGTTGGGAGCACCCGCCATTGCTGGTCCTTATGCCAACGTGGAAGCTAACTCCGGTTGGTCTGGAACTGATTACGGTGGTACTGTAATTGATAATCATCTTGGTTATGAAGGTGATAACTGGTACATCCAAGGTGGTCCTAGCATCGTCTCTCCTGATGGTGGCGAAAGCACTGTTGAACTGTCTGGTAAAGCAGGCGGTTCTGTACCTCTGAGTGACAAGCTCGGTGCTTACGGTGAAGTCTCCTTCATCACTGGAGATGACAACAATGGCTATGGAACCAAGCTTGGACTGAAGTACAACTTCTGATGAATAACTTCTCTGTAACACGCAACGAAATTGCAGAGCAGTTGAACGGTCGCCTGGCAATGCTGGGCGTCATTGCTGCTCTTGGTGCTTATGCACTGACTGGACAAATTATCCCTGGAGTTTGGTGATGCCATACGGCAAAGGCTACGGTTCAAAGAAACCTAAACCTGATAAAAAAGGATCCAAAAAATAGTAACTATTTGAGGTGGGTGGGAGGTTACTTGTATTTATTTAAATGGCTACTTCAATTATTTCAGAACGTAGAAATACAGCCTGGGAAGAGTTTTGTTCCTGGGTAACTTCTACAGATAACCGTCTTTATGTTGGGTGGTTTGGAACACTGATGATTCCGTGTCTCTTAGCTGCCACCACTTGCTTCATCATCGCCTTCATTGCTGCACCTCCTGTGGACATTGATGGCATTCGTGAACCAGTTGCTGGTTCTCTTCTTTATGGAAATAACATCATCTCAGGCGCAGTCGTGCCTAGCTCCAATGCCATCGGACTCCACCTCTACCCAATCTGGGAAGCAGGAAGTCTTGATGAATGGCTCTACAACGGTGGGCCCTATCAGCTCGTTGTCTTCCACTTCCTTATCGGTATCGTCGCTTACATGGGACGCGAATGGGAACTTTCATACCGACTTGGGATGAGGCCCTGGATTTGTGTTGCATACTCTGCGCCGGTCGCTGCGGCGGCTGCTG